GCCTCGTCATCCCATTCTAATTTTTCAGGATAACCATTATTGTATGTAATTGTTAAATGACTACCTTTAACTACTTTAGTTTCTGGTAAGATTATTTTAGCACTACCAGTTGTACCAGGCATGTCTAATATAATGCTATCTGATTTCTTTTTACGTGTTGCCATGTTATTCTCCTAGACCTTCTTCAAGGGCTCTTAATTCGTCATCGTCTGGGTTTTCTAAATCAACTTCATCTGAACTTGTTACTTCATCAAATGAGAACAAGTTTCTAAATTCATTTTGTTTAGGACCACCTTGTAGTCGAGCACCTTCTAAGCTACGCAAGAACGGACCAGCTTGATCTATCATAGCAAATGCTTCATCTTTAGTTTTAGTATTAAACAAGTCTTCAATAAAACTGCTAAAATATAGGATGTTGCGTGGAACCCAATCGCTGTATTCATCGCTCATATCTTGCGACTTAACTTTCTTCCAATGTTTCCAAGTTAGTTTAGATTTAGTTTTAGCAATCTCAATGTCCATTAATTGTTGAGCACGTTGTACTGCAATAATGTGGCAGTAAACATTATGACCCATCATTAATGCATAAGCAAAACTATCCCAACTAGTTTTACCTTCCTTGCCAATCTTATTCAACATGCCCGGAGCATAGTGACAAATGTCTGCAAGTGTTAATCTACGGCCGATTTCGCTTTCGAAGGGAAACGGAATGTCCGATCCTGCGAGTGCTTTGTTATCTGGTGCTTTGTCCATAATAACACTCCACCGCTTGGGCGTGTGGACTGCGTTGGTGTAGACAAGTCCGTGTGCTGTTGCAATGAACGGCGAGGCGCAGTCAAAAGATATGGTAAGTTCTTCATTGATATGTTTCCTGATTTGTCGTTGAATTAATGTTAGATAGCATGACCAATCTAACTGTGCTGTACCCAAGAAGTGGATCCAGTTTTTGCCCTTGAGCAAATCATCTTCTCTCAACGTCATAAGACGCTTGAGAGTAATATCCATTTTACACATGTTAGCGCCACCAAAGGCCCAACCTTCTGCTTCACGTCCAGCATACTTGCCTTTAGGGTCGCTGAATTCTTTAACACCTTGATACCACTGTTCAGCAGTGTCCCAGTCACTACCTTGTAGAACATTAAGCCATTTAGTTTGACCTAATCTGTTCATTAGGAAGTAATCGTTATTATAACGAGTCTTATCTAGACAGTCTTCAAATGTTTTCAATCCTGTCTTTGGGCTATGGATGTGATCGCAAGCCCATGTAGGAACGTCTAACATCATTGACCAGTCAGCAGTCACTTCCAACCACTCGAGAATCTTTTGACGAGTTTTAGTAGCTTCCTTGCCTTCAAAGTCTAACCAATCAAACTTAAGAACACCCTTACCAATCTGGTATCCACCGGAGTCACCTAAGATCATTGTAGCACCGCGATCTCGTTGCTGAATCATAGACTCTTGTACAAGACTCTTTTGTAGATCCAATTGTGCATGACCTGCAGAATACAATCCATACTTGTAGGTGAAATAACCTTCTTCTGGATTAAGAAAGTTCATACCTTCAATTCCGCGATCAAATCCTTTAGGGATTCGCTCATCTGGAATAAACTTTTCTAATCTTTGTTTAGCAACATAAGTGCTATAGAAAGAGCTAATAGCTGGCAAGTAGACAGCATAGTCTTTCTGTAATGGAGTTAGGTTAACTTGTTGTTTGGTCATCTTTACTCAATATAATTGTTGTTTTTAATTGTTCTTCAGCTTGTTTAAATTTGTCTAACGCAATTTTTACGGCAGGATTTTCTTTAGACAATGCCTCTAGGGCAATCTCTTCGTTCATTTTATTTTGCGCCCATTTAATTGCAGAAGTTGCACTATCAGATAATGTTATATCTGCATAGCTGGTACTTAAACTTTGCCAACAATTGCCATCCCATACTTGCAAAACATTACTATGGTACCGAACTTGACCGCTTCCGTATACTTCGGGTATACGGATAGATCCCTGATTTGCACCAGTAAGTACGATATAATCACTAAGTGACTGTAAAGTGTTAAGCATTATGTCTGTGCGGGAATAATATATTTGTATACAGCTAAACCGCTGTCTAATGTAATTTGCAATGCACCTTCATTAGACAAACTCATAGTTGTATTGTTAACATCGGCAATTTTTAAAATGCTTAAGATAGGAGCAACAGGCCATGTCCATGCTTTATTCAATGTTCCTGTAACGCCTGTGGCAAAGATAAACTCACCACCATGTGAGCTCATGTCACCAAACGTGAACTTCAACTTGTCTCCGTCTGTCTTAGCCAAGAACGTAGCATGTTCGCTGTTTGCGGCCGCTTGGAAACTAAAACGCTGTACGCTACTCTGCGTAGGATTAACTTCAACATCCCACTTAACGCCACGGAACTTGGTTGTCTTAAGTTTCTCGTTGATGATTTCAGTGTTCATAAAACGGTAGTCGTTTTTAAAGTCACCTGCTTTGTTTTCAAAGTGCAAACCAATTGGAGTAATTTCGCCGTTTCTGTCTGCAGTCATTAATTCAATTGTTGCATCTTCTTTGTATTCTGGACACTCGAGGTTATACTTCAATTTGTTTAGTTGCGGCATGCCAAATACACCAATCATCTCTGGTTGTGGATTTGCTGTCTCGCCAAACATAACTACAGTTCTGTCATCTGCCATAGAGTCAATTTTTGTAGTTTCGTCGGTTCCGGTAATCTTAACAATGTTAAGGAAACCTAGGTTGTGAGTATGACTCACGATGTCTTGTAGAATGTCTTTCATGTAATAGTCCTTTTGTATAGTTTATTTAGATTTAGGGAAAAAGTCAAGTAATATTTTAGTCAAAGCTGAATAATTTGCCAAATGTATTATCTTGTGTTGTAGAGTCTAGATCCCACTCTAGAACCCCAATGAGGTTATCAAGTTTGTTATTGATAATAGTTGCTTCCATTTCACTGTGATCAAATGGTAGTTCTTGGAACCATTTAGGTAAGCGTAGTTCATCGACTGGATAAGCAACGCTGGTAAAGCCAAGTGGATTCTCTTTGACCTTACAAACAATGACCTTCATACCGTCAACAATCTGTTGGCTGTATTTGTCACCGTTCATTCGGCGTAAGGTGTTCCAGTTAATAGCGGCACGAACGTGTCCGGGCATATTTGCCCTGCCAGCCTTTTCTTCTTTCTTTTGGTATTCGGCAATGTTGTTGGCACGTTTTGGACTGCCTTTCTCCCAACCTGGGCGAGCCTTAAACTCAGTTCTAAACTCTGTAATCATATTTAGAATTTCTTCTTCTTGAGCATTATTTAGAACTTTAGTCAGTACCTCTTCCAAAAACTTCTGCATAAATTCAGGAGTGTCACTGCGTTTCAAATCCAGGCCCATGGCCTTGATCTTGCCAGGCTTACCGTTTACGTCTTGCCTCTTACCATCTTTGTCGTAATATAATACAGCATAACGTTTCTTGGTAATGAACAAGCCTTTGACAGCAACAATTTCACGCCCACCTTTGATAACTTCTCCACGGCTCTTAGGGCAGTGAAAAGCATCAAGCATAAAGTCTGGGAATGTTGCGTTTACACTTTCGGCAATCTGGTCATACAACTGAATAACAACATCTCTATCCCAAGGAATTTGTTTCTTTTGGATATCAACCTTTAGCGTATTGTACGCTGAGAAATAACAACTGTCTGTATCACCATAGATAATAGCTTTACCTACGTGATCTATTTCTCCGGTGATCATCTCGTTGACTTTGCCTGCCATATGCTTGGCAATCTGACGACCTACTAATGTAGTACTCTGACCAATGCGCTTATCAAAAAATCTACAACCGGCGTTAAGAATAGCACCATACAAACTGTTCAAGTTAATTTTCTTAACTAACTGACGCTTGTCCCAATATTCTTCTTCAATCTTATTTCCGGCATCGATAGCCGCCACTAATTTCTTCTGCATGTCCTTACGTTCACTATACCAACGTTTCAGCAAGCCTGGGATAATACCTTCATTCTCGTAGGTAAAGATAGTACCATTAGCACTGAGCATCCACGGCTGATTGCTTTCAAAAATAAGTCTGTATACTTCGGCAGCCGACATAACATCGTTGTCTCCGTTTTCCCAGTCAACTGTGATTTCAAATGCTTTATCTTTACGCATAACAGCATCATATTCAAGACTGCCGAATATACCTTCCCATGCAGACGCAAAGGACTTTTTGTGTACCAGCATCTGTTCCTGAACATACTGATCGGTTCTATCTTGACGTAATTGTCCTATAATAGTTTCCGGGCCCATGTTCAATGCACGAATTGCTGATGGATACAAACTGTTAATATCGATTGATCCAATCCAATCGTGTAATCCTTTTTTAGGATACGCTACATAAGCACCTGCGGCTTGATTATTAGCTTCTTCATCCCTAACAGGACGACTAGGAACAATTAGTCCACGGTGATGAGCTTCGTTTACAATAGCTTGTTCTGTAACAGCAACCGCACCCATTGTAGTCTGTAGCAACACAGTACATTCATGTGCCAGTGTATTAGCAAGGTCTAGGAATTTTAATTTCTTATCAAGTTTATCAAGTAGCGCACAGTCTTGTCTGTTGTATTCAATAAACTTTTTAAAATCGTTGTTGTATAGTTGATCAAGTGTACCTTCATATACAGTCTTTGATTCACCTATCTCCATTTCCCCAATTGCATCCAGTCGATATGTGTGGCGTTCTTCATAGGTGTATTTGCGGTACAGCTCGAGACTGTCCAGATGAACGCGACCAACCAGATCATAAGTAACAGCCGCTTTTCCATATTTTTCATACTCTCGCTTCTTAGGCATTTGGTCCCATAGACACAGTCTACGAGTATCTTCTTTGCTCAATGCCTTGATAATCCTATTTACCGTATAGGGCATATCAAAACCTTCACTGTTCCAACCACTGAGTATATCGGCATCTTCAATTAGTTGTAGGAACATTTCCAGCATCTCTGCCTCTGTTTCAAACAGATGAGTATTAGGAAAGTCTTTAACTTGTTCTTCAGCCTCTGCCATTGTTAGTGTCTTAGGCGGAACTGCTAGGCATACTAGCGTGTTTAACCATTGTAAGTGAACAGCAATCGCAGTAATAGGCATGAACGCATCTTCTGGACTTGCGTAGCCACGTTCTGGATCAAAGTCCACCTCAATATCCCAAAACGCTACATTTAGTTTTGGAGCATCTTTACCTAGATAATTTTCTTCTAGGTTTCGGAATATTGGATTGATGTCGCTTTCATAAAGATTGTGTCCACTGTGGATTTTCTTTTCCTTCATGAACTCTTTATAGCTTTTAGATGTTACCTTGCTTAGGTTATCACCATAGATTGATTTATACTTGCCCCTTTGATCGGGATAGTAAAAAATGTATTTTGCTGGGTATTCTTGATAGATCCTGCCTTTTTTAGGATCTCGTTCGACGACATATATAATGTCTTTATCGCGATTCCAGATCGCGTCTACATAACTCATATTTTTCTCCTACCGCTTATGGCCGGCAACCATCTTTATGATCATTTATAGCTGATCAAACTGTACTCTTAACTATTTATTAGTCTAATGTAGCCAACAAGATCAATTGTGACCAACAGCAGATAATTTGCAACCATGCCTGTACTTTTGCGTGTCCAAGCCGCCCACCCAAAGATAGCGCATTGTACAATGAATATTGGATAGAGATAGAAAAACAATGGATCAGTTACTGCCGTTGCTAATACTAGCGAGCAACCTAAACTCATGAACCATGCCGTAATTTCTAAGGTGAAACGAGTAGGCCATTCTTTATAATCAACTTTGGCCCAATTGTATATGTTTACAAATGTATTTGTAATCTGGTCCATTAATCTTCCTTACGGAAGCTGTGACCACTAATGTCGACAATGGTTTCAAGATCATCAAACTCACGGAATACTTGATCCCATGTATCTTTCTGTGCAATCTTAATTGCTTTTTTAATAACACTAGGCTTGACTTCTAGTTCTTCTGCTACTGCTTTAATTGTTTCATTCA